AGCTCAACATCAGAGCTACCATAACCAGAACGAGTGGTCTGCGTGGCAGAAACGATAGGGACGTTTGCTTCGACAGCCAACCCTCTAAGCTCCTCAGCAATACTTTTGACAATTGTATATGAATTGACAGCGCCGCCTCCGCGATACCGAGAGGAAGCACATATATTAAGGTAATCAACGAAAATAATATCAGGTCTAAATGACTTCTTAAGTGCAAGTTCATTAAGAAGTGCCTTAAAGTGTCCACTGTGTGCAGATGCTGTAGGATATTCTTTAATTATAAGAGTGCCCTGAGTTTTTTGGGAAATGTTAGCAACCTTTGACTCAAACATCTGACGTGGCAAACTTGCAATCTCTTGGATATTGACGTTCAGAAGATTTGCGTCAATACGTTCTGCAATCTTTTCTTCTGCCATCTCCATTGTGATATACAGAACATTTTTATTCTGTAGCAAGCAAGAAGAGGCAACGTGACACATAAACAAAGACTTACCAACACCAGTGCCTGCAAGAGCAATGTTGAGAGACTTATTACAAAGTCCACCCTTTGTAATCTTGTTGAAGAAGTCCAAGTCGAAAGAAATCTTTTCCTCAGTCTGATGGTAGAAGTCGTATCGTTCTTCATAGTCATTCAGATAATCGTGTCCTACATGATTATCAAAAGAGACTGCAAGAGCATCAGATAGGATAGATGGAATAGCATCTGGTCCTTTCTTATCCTCATTACCATCTGCAATACTAATGGATTCTACAAGTGCCAAATAGATAGCACGATCGCGACACCACTTCTCTGCAGTATCAATCAACCATTGCTTATCATTTGGCACATACTCCATATTATTGAGAGAGTCTACTGCTTGCTTGTAGATCTCATCACTCAAATCTGTCCTCTTCTCAATCTCAATCAGAAGAGCAGGAGTTGTGGGTAGACTATTATATTGCACAATAAACTTTGAGATCTCCTCAAAGATTACTTTCTCGCTGTAGTTCTCAAAGTATTCTGATCTAACAAATGGAAGAACCTTCCGGGAGAAGTCTTCATTGAAGACCAGATTCTGGATGACTGTAGATTCAATTCTTTCCATCACTTATAATGTAGATATGTACTCAGAATGTATTTGGGACATTCTTTCACTGGTTCACCACGATGTGGAAATAACCACAAGGGTGGGAAGACGACCAGTTTACCCCTCTTTGGTTCTATTGTCAAACCATCAAAAACAGTTCTGCCATCTTTGGGTACATCATTAAGATACCACATAAATGACAAAAACCTCTTTGCAGATGCATGATCTAATACATCTACATGAGTGTCAAACATATCTTCCCCGTCAGGTTCATACCTTTTGATGCGAAATTGCTCAAAGGCATGTGATTCAGGGAAGACACGTTTGTCTGTAAATTCATAATAATCATCTCGATACTTAAGAGTTTCTCGTATCAAAAGATTATGTATGTCTGTATAATCTGCAGAGTTTGCTGTCAGATTAAACTGAGTGAACGAAGGTTTCTTTTTTTGGTCAAGTCGTTCATGCTTGTCTGAATTATCATCAAAGATTTTAATGAGTGTCTCACAAGATTCTTTGCTTAGAACATCATCATAAACACGAACGAACTCATTAAGGCGAACCATAAGAGAACTCACCTCTGGCGATTACGTCCAGTTTCTCCATCACTTCAGGAGTGAAGTATTGTTCGGGGTCTTTGTAGATTGCTTTGGCATAGACTTTTTTACCGTCTATCTCATAACGACCTGCCACATTTTTCCACAGACCTCCCAATTCACCCAACTCAAGAAGACCAAAATATCGATCGAGACCACGCTCATCGTAATAAAGACGCACCGTAACATCTTTGTTCTCCTTACTCAGACGCGACTTGTGAGTCTTAGCTTTGATAAGATTTCCGACCACTTCTGTTCCATCCTTTTCTTTTTTCTTGCTGAGATAGATGATTGTAGACGCTGCGTACTTGAGGCCACTGCCTCCTCCCATTTCTTTCGTAGGGACATAAGAACCGATGACATCGTAGGTGTGGTTTGTTACTAGGAGTGGAATGTTTGCTTGTCCCAGTTTCAGAGTGAGCATACGGAATGCACCTTTGACCAGTTGAGATTTGGTCATGTCTCGGACTTGTTTTTCGTCCAGAGCATCCTTAATCTCTTTCTCTGTGGACAGCATACCAAGAGAGTCTAACACAAACATACAGGGTTTGCGATCTTCTGTTGCCTTTTTCAGATAAATGTCTACTGCCTTGAGTGCCTTCTGTCGGAAGTCCTCAATCGTTACGACGTTGACAACTGCAGTCCTGTTGAGATCAATCCCGCGACTTGCGAGTAGAGACTTGTTAACAGCGGCTTCAGAGTCAAAATATAGACAATAAGCATCGGGATTGCTATCAAGGAAATTTTTAACAATAGCGAGGCTGAAGAAAGTTTTGCCAGTAGAAGACTCCCCAGCAATGGCAGTAATCTTATTCCCAGATACACCACCAAATATAGACCCTGAAACAAGTCCGTTAAAAATGTACGAACCCGTGTCCACAAAGTGTTCAGCGTCATCAATATCGGATGCGAGTTTTGTGTAGTCATCTCCGATCTCTTTTACAATTTCCTTTAATAAATCCATTACAGTACAAATCCAAATTGTTCACGAGCAATTTTTTTATACGCACCACCAGGATGCTGCTCCCTGATGTCTTTGATGCTTTTCATCTTCTGATAAAGTGCAGCATCACCGCCCAATCGCAGTGCGCTTACAATAGTATTCAGTTCTTTGTCGTTGATAGGCAGTTCCATTAATGTTCCGTAAAAAGTTGTACCCCAGAGTTTTGTCTATTATATCAATCAAGTGAAGAAACTGTCAAGACTGACTTTCTTCTCCACAGACCAACCTATAGCATCCAGAATCACTTTGAGTGGATCCAAGAATGCTTTATTAAATTGCATTTCGTAATCAACGAATCGAGCAAGGTCAAGTTCCTTAGGGAAGTCTTGAATAAAAGATATCACGTTCTCTCTGGTTGGGTTTGGATTCTTTAAGTAACAGAATTTAATCTTCTCCCCGTTGTTAATCAGGGCATACTTCTTTTCCAAACCACGCTCTTTTATATAGAAGTTATAGAGAAGTGACCCTCTCACATGCATTGGTGTGCCCTTTGCATAGATTGTATTACTGCCCCTGTACTTATCCACAGAAGAAACTGAACGTGGGAATGCTACTTCTTCAGGTGGCAACTTAAGAAAATCCTTACGGGAATCTTCGATGAACTTGATAACATCATCTTCGGTGCTACTCATCACAAGTTTCAGACCGTC